CCCCCCCCCCCCCCCCCCCCCCCCCCCCCCCCCGCGTAGGCTATATATTGCATTAAACCTAAAAATTATCTTATAGAAATTACAACTATTTCTAAATTATTTTAATAAAACACTTGACATTTAATAAAAAGTATGCTATACTAATTGTATTACTACAAAGTAATAAAAAACATAATATATAAAAGAACACAATACATAGTAATACAAATAGTTTTACATAAAGAGGGGACAGGTATGTTCTTCTTTCATAAGTTCTAATAAAAGAAACATATGTTCTAATAAAGGAAACAAAAGCAATGGAAAATCCTCTGTATTCTTTCTTTAGAGAAAACATGTTAGACAACATGGGTAGAATGAGAAGTAACTCACTCTTCTTAGAAACACAGAATGTCACTACTAAAGAAGACTACACACCTCTCTTCACTTTAAAACAGAATGACATTGAAAAGAAAGGTGTTAAATATATTTCTTTAAAGAAGATATATTTCTCTTATAATCATATTCCTGGTTTTGAATATGAATTTGCAATGGATATATTTTCTTCTTGGGAACATTGGGTATACCTTTCTACAAAATCTGCTCTTAGACATGAAATGAAAAAGTGGCAAGAGGAACTTGACATTAAACTTCGTAATGTAGCAATATCCCTTTTAATGGAGACCGCTAAAGGTGGTACTCCCTCAGCTACAGTGGCAGCTAAATATTTAGCAGATAGAGGGTGGGAAACGAAGGCCGGTAGACCCTCTAATGCAGAGAAAGAAAAAGCACTTAAAACATCCATCAGAACGAATGAGAGTTTGAAGGATGATATGGAAAGACTTGGTATAACATTAGTGGGTAATAAATAATGGCTAAGTTTCCACTCAATGATTTTCTGAGAACTTCCCTTTCACTCACTTCTCAATATAATGACTCTCTTTACTTCTACCTTGGTACGCTAGGGTATACAGGGTCCCTTGCAGATAGAATGAAACAATGGGATGATTCTCTAGCAGCACCCTCCCTGTCCATCAATGACATCACGGTAGCGGAAGATGCACTCACAGCAACCTTCACCGTGACTAAAACAGGTGCAGGGGCTTGCTCGGTAGACTGGGCAACAGCCGCAGGGGTGAGTCATCCCGCCACAGCTGGTAGTGATTATACTACTGCCAGTGGCACACTTAACTTTCTTACCGGTGATACAACTAAGTCTATTGACATCACAATCACCTCAACGGCTGATTATGAGTTTACGGAGGAGTTTGTAGTTAATCTTTCAAATCCAGTAGACTGTACAATTTCAGACGCACAAGGTATTGCCTCCCTAACTGATGTGAGTGGGTTCCCAACGGCTGACAGTGTCAGCAGTCCGACAATTACCGAGGGTATCGATTTAGTCTTTACAGTGACCTTCCCGACACTTGCGGAATTTACGGTTAACCATCCATTTAGCCTTACAGGAACAGCCGTCGATGCTGTTCACTTTGATTCAACTCCTTTATTGTCAGTTGGCAGTATAGTTTTTGGGGATATTGTAGTACCGCCCAATACAGCATCGCTCACCATGACTTTTACAACATTTGACACTGGCAGCGGGGATGGTGATAAAACAGTTATTCTGACTGTCGACGGTAATGTAGGTACTGGTACAATTAGTGATACCGCGGCGGCGGCCGGGCCACTTGACACCGCGACAAATTCATTTGTGACTGCCGATGCGGGCAGTGGTGTGATGACTATCACTGACGGTATTGGGGCAGCAACACCTACATTTACTCGCTCGACTACAGCAGCAACGCGTCTTGCAAGTGGCTTGTGGAAACTTGATGTTGCGGTTAATTCCGCACGTTCTTACTATGATGAAAGCCTGTCTTTTGACGGATTTTTATGTGAACCCGCCGCAACACAGCTATTGACTGCTGGTAGTACCCGTGATTTAACAAACGCGGCCTGGGCAACGAACACAACCATGACAGTGGCTAAAGACCAGACGGGTATTGATGGGGTAGTCAATGCGGCTTCAAGTTTAACTGCGACAGGTTCAGACTCTATTATGGGCCAGACGATTACTGCGGCGGCTTCATCCCGGACATTCTCAGCGTTTGTTAAACGCATCACAGGCACAGGTGTGGTCACGCTGCAACAGGTGGGGGGTACTACAACTGCGTTAGATATTACCTCGCTTATCAATAGCTCAACATGGACACAGGTAGAGTTAAACGCAACACAGCTTAATGCGATATGTGAGTTTAAGCTTGCTACCTCTGGTGATGCAATTGCAGTTGATTGTACGCAGTTTGAAGCTGGCATTAAAGCAACTACCCCTATACCTAGCGGCGGTACGCGTGGTGCTGATTTACTTGCGACCGGATTACTATTTAATACTGGTTCATATTTAGCCACATGGAAACCATTTAATGCTGCTGTTAATGCCGGCATATTACTGGGGTCATCATACTCCGGTGGAACTTTTGTCTTTATGCGGGCAATATCTACAACAACGATGCAATGTCATGATGGTACTGCTACTAAAGTACCTGTGACTGTTTCCGCGAGAACAAATAAAACACAATATAGTACAGCGCTGCGTGCTTCTGGCTCTACTATCTCAGGTGCCGAAGGTGGTGTATTAGGTGCCGGGGAAACTTTTGATGGTTCATTTAACGGCTACGCGATGGCAATTGGTAATAGAACGGGGGCTTCTAGTGTGCCATTCCATGGCACTATAAAAGATGTTTATGTCTGGAATACCGTAGATTTAACGGATTTGGAATTACAAGAAGTTACGGGCACACCTCCATTGCCTACAATTACTTCTGTTACTGCAACGAATCAGGACGAAGGTACTACTGCGACATTCACCGTTACGCTCAGTGGCGCTTACGGCTCTGCCGTGGCTTATACCTATGCCTTGTCAGGAACGGCTGTCGCTGGCACTAACTTTACCAACAGTCCAACAGTAAGTGGGAGTTCATCCATTGGTGGGGGTAATTTAACAGTTGCCACCGGTGAGTCCGTTGTCACAATCAGCTACCCAACCATTCATGACTTTATAGCAAGTGCAGCACTGACATTGATAGCAACAGTAGCCGGAACAGCAGCGACTAGCACTATCTTTGACATTGACACGTCTGGGGATTCAGGCACAGTATTTGCGGCAACAGCTAACTTTATTGAAGATACGACCACAACTGACACGCTCAATATAAATGAATTAGCTGTTGGTGAGGTTTATGTTGTGCCACCAAACGGCACGTACACAGCTACCAAGACAGTTCATAAGGTCGGAGCTGCTGTAAGTGATGTATTCTCACAATCTCGCGGTGGGTATGTCACGCTGTCCGGTACAGATGCAGCGGGCGATAAAATTCGCATAGGTAATGCCAATTTAAATTTACCCGCTGGGCATGCACTTGGTATGTTAGTCCGGATTGATAAAGATGATTTAACTGGTTATACAGGGCGGATTAACCTATTAAAGACCACGCAGACCGACGGCACGAATGTGCTGATGACGCTGTTCATCGGCGGTCATACGTATGCTACTAGTGCCTATCGAGGTCAGCCAGTTATCCAGCGGGCAGGTCAACCCGCGGGGGTTCCAGGGCTAATGACCGAATCGGGCACATCAAATAATGCATGGGGAAATCTCCCTTATATATGGGCATCAGGGGCTAACCCTACGCCACAGTGGGCTTGGATATGGGCCTACGGAAAATCAGCGGCAGACACATCAACCAACCTTCAAACTCAAACTTACAATGGGGGTAGCACTAATTTTCAACCCTCGAATACGCTTGGACTTGTACAGGCATTACACGGAATTGGGAAAAGCACCCTGCAATTAAATATGCGTAAGGTATCTACACCGACTTATGGGGCTACTGCGATTACTCCGGAAGATTTAACCAATGTGGATTTTGTATTAGCCAGCGCCAGTGACACCACCGCTAAGAGTATAGATATTGCGCGGGTTATTAAACTCAGCCAAGCCCCAACACTTTATCAAATCGCTGCTATGTGTGGCGGTGAGCATCCATTACAGATGGGCTTAATGAGTGGCGATGATTTCTGTATTGACTTCAATAGCCTTCCTTCAATCTGTACCGTCATACAAGGTACACCAACTTATAACACAGCAGAGGATAGCCCAATATTGACCCGTTATCATGGTGACAATACAACAGATTTAGCCTTAGTGATTACAAATGGAAGGGTAGCATAATGGCGATTAAAGATTTTATTTCTTCACCACCTGGTACAGAGTGGCTAGCGATTAAAAAAACAGTCACTAAAGATAACTTAGGGCTAGGCTATCACGGCTGGCCTAATGACTGGAACCCAACCTCTCCGGTAACATACGGGTTGGCAGGAACTTGGTACGGGGCGGGGATTTATCCGTTTGGTAATTCAGATGTTGAATTGATGACACAATATGAAAGCGCTACTTGGATTCGCTCTTTTTATCCTGGCGCTAATATTATGTGGGAACCAGTCACCGGCGAGGCTGCCAACGTTACAAAACGCTTTTTAGACATGCTGGACTTTTGGCACGCAAAAGGTAAAAAAGTATTATGGGTTAGTCAAGTCTTCGTGACTGGTATCGGCCGGTGGGCTGGTTATGACCAAAACACTGCAGCGGGTGAGCAAAATGTCATTGACTTCTGGACAGATATTTTAACCTCTGGCATTGATAATATCAGTACGGGGGGCTTAGGATATACACTAGCTAATCACCCTGCGCTTAGCGCAATCGAAGTGGCAAACGAATCCGTAAATGCAACAACCAGCACTCTTGCGGATGCACATGCCAGGGCAACCAGAATAACCAAAGCGTTAGTGGTTAAATATCGTGATACGCCAAATGCACTAACGACACCTATAATTGGCTTATCAACCGTAGGTGGCAATCAGTTATATAACCATGGGCATCTTAACGGCAACCCTGTTTCGATTATTCCAGTCGCAATAGACGGGGATGACGGTAGTACGGCTGGCCGTGACTTACTTTATTACGCGGATGCCATCGCTGGCCATTGGTACGTTTTTAATAATAAAACAACTACACAATATGCGGCAAATAAAGCAAATGGTGGAATGATACAAACAATGCTTAATGTATCGAATTACCTTGAGTGTCCTATTGACCTGATGCAAAAACATACCCCTGCAAATGCTATCTACGGCGGTAATTATAAAGATATACCTGTGTGGAATACAGAAAGTGGTATTGAGGATTTTGAGACTTATGCAGTAGATAACCCAACAAACCCTGGTATGCGCTGGTTTAGAGATACCTATAATGGCAGGCTGGCCATGTTGGCCAATTACTACTTCCTAAGTCTATTTGCAACCAGCGACGGAGCTGGTGGACTGGGTGTAACCTTTGGCTATGTTGTAGATATATCTGGCACATCACGCCCAAGTGGTGGCACTTCCGGCATTTCCCACAACGGAACTCTTGGCACTATTGTGTCCGGTACTGGTGGGAATATTAGAGTCACAGCATCTTCAGCGCCAACTCGTGGCTGGCTGGAGTATATGTCGATAGTGATTACGGCTGGCACAAGTGGCTGGGCAGATTTAGGATTAGCCGCGGGGGAGAAAAAAAGATTTATCACACATCATGTAAGTGGTAATATTTTAGAGTTGCTCGACACAACCTATTCAGCCGCACCCGCTGGCACACAAGTTTACACAGAATTTCAGGCAAATTATTTTGCATACCCGGAAGAATTGAAAGAGATGTCAGACCTATTTACTAATAACGGGACAAGTCAAGTCGTGAGCTGCGGGCTGGTACGGTATCCAAATTCTATAGGCGTTGTCTATAACTTTGAAGGTGTGGGCACCTGGTACACTACCGCTGCGGGTGAGTGGAGAAAATGGGGATAAATACTATATCCGTTGTGGATTCTCTGTTTCCAGGTGTTGGTATCAACGTTGAAGGTGTAGGCACTTGGTACACCAAATCAGACGGGACAGTAAGTCAATGGTAAGGGAAAACACATGCCTTTTATGACAAATGGAAAACGAGATTATAAGAAAGAGAAGGCTCTCTATGAAGATAAGCACCCAAAAAGAAAAAAAGATAGGGTTGAAAGAAATAAGGCTAGGAAAATACTTGGTCTAAAGGTAGGGGACCCAAGAGATGCAGGACATAAAAGAGCCTTAAGTAAAGGTGGTAAAACCACTAAAAGTAATTTAGAACCACAAAGTAGAAAAAAGAATAGAAGTTTTAGTAGAAATAAGGATGGGTCTATGAAGTCAGAAAATAGTAGGAAAGGTAAATAGATATGGCTAAATTAAGTTTATCAACTGTAGTTAGTGGTTTTCTTAGTAATGAGGCCCTAACCAGTAATTTTAATTCTATTATGTCTGAGTTCCAGAATAAAGTATTATATAGGGATAATCCAGTTGGAGAGCCTAATGTAATGCTAGGTGATTTGGATATGAATGGACACCGCCTTATAAACGTTACTGGCCAAGGCTCCATAGACTTTATATGGAAAGGGAGTTGGCAGGTAGGATATGCCTATAAACAAAACAATCTAGTATATGTACCCTCCGGAACATATATAGGTTACACTATGATAGCAATAGCAGATTTTACTTCCTCTGGTACTTTTGAAGATGAGTTTATAGCTGGAAAATGGGGCATCCTTGCCAAGGCTGGAGTAGATGGAATAGATGGTCTTGAAGGTCCTCAAGGGCCAGCAGGAGCAGGCTCAGGAGATATGAATAAAGTAGAGAACTTATCTGGTCTTGCTAATATAACAACTGCTAGGGCAAATATAAATGCCCAAGTAGCAGGAAGTTATGCACTCTCAGGGGCTAATTCCGACATTACAAGTTTATCTGGATTAACTACACCTCTCAGTGTTGCACAAGGAGGTACTGGTGGTACTTCAGGAGGCTCACAACTACCTATAGGCTCAATTTATGAAAATGGTGCAGTGGGTACTAATCCAGCAACCCTATTAGGCTATGGTACTTGGGTAGAATTTGGTACGGGTCGCATGACAGTTGCGTTAAATGCTGGTGACCCTATCATGGATTTGGTAGCAGAAACTGGTGGTAGTAAAGATGCTGTAGTTGTAAATCATACCCACAGTATTATAGACCCAGGACATGGTCATACTACTCAAATTAAGCCCGGCGCATCAGTACAAGGTGCAGCTACGGCAATTCTCTCCTTATCTACATCTGCACCGGCCACGCCCTCAAGTGTAAGTGTAACAGGCATAACAGTATCCTCTACTGGAGTGTCTGGAGAGAATGCTAATATGCCTCCGTTTATTACAATATACCGATGGATAAGAACTGTATAAAAAGTAGAAGTGTAGTAGGTTAGTTTTAATTTAAAGGAGAAATAAAATGAAAGTAGCTTTATTAGGTCTTTTTGCTTTAATGTTAGTTGGTTGTGGTAATAAAGAAGGAGATAAGGATGAAGGGCCACGAATGAAAGTAGTAGAGGTCCCCTGTCCAGCTAAAACAAACAATGCTATAGATGCCCCCCTTGGTGGTAAGTGTTTTGGAGTTGTTCCTGTAGAGGAATAAAGGAGGGTTGGTATGTTTAAAATACTTGATTTATTTAGGAAAGGAAGACTGGTTCTTAATCCCGTTGCTTGGAAAACAGGACAAATTACCGTTGCGGTATTAACTCCTCTTATATTAAGTATTTTTTCTTTACTTAATTATTATGGTATATCCCTTCCCTTTCTATTGGATGAGGTGGTTGCTAATCAGTTGGCTACTGCCTTCATTTCTATTGTTACAATCGTGTGCACACTTATCTCAAGTGATAAAGTGGGAATCCTGCCGCCCAAGTCTGAGGATATTGAAGGAGTGCCAAGTAGACCAGAGGATGCCACAGACTCCGCAAGGAAACTGCTCTCAGGAAAATGAGTGGTATAAGATTGATGGAGTTGTTCTATATGGAAACTGTAACTTTTAAAGGAGAGTAAAATGCAAAGTATTCTAATTGGTATCTTAGTAGCAATGGTAAAACGTCTTGTTACAAGTAAATTATTTGATTATATTAAATCTTTAGTATTATCCCAAGTAGATAAAGATTTAACAGGGGAGGAAAAGCGAGCTTCTGTAAAGGAGTCTTTAGCAGGTGTTAAATCTGTTCTTGGAGATGAGGCGAAGAAAACGGGTAGTTTGTTAATAAATTTAGCGATTGAAACTGCCGTCCTTGCTATTAGAAAATAAGGAGTATGATATGGAGGGACAGAACTACTCCTCTCTATTAAGCTATGTGCCATTTGTAGGGCTTATGCTTAATGACCCCTCAATACAGTCCCCAATATCGGTTAGGCTGGTAGAAACAGCTATTATGTCTGTAGTAGCTGGGGGATTTTCAATGTATGTAACTGTACAAGTCCTTAGTTCAGATATAAGGGGATTAAAGGAAGCAATAATAAAAGTAGAGGGTAAAGTTGAGCAAGTAGACACAAAACTTGAGAAGGTTCGTACTGACTTGTATATCCCTAGAGGAGCAAGTAATGTCCCCTAATATAGTAAAACAACTTAAACAGGAGGAAGGTGAAGTTCTTCATGCCTATAAAGACCATTTAGGATTCTTAACCATAGGAGTTGGTATTTTAATTGATAAAAGGAAAGGAGGTGGAATAACTAATGAAGAGAGTGATTACTTATTAGTTAATAGACTCTCCTCCATTTATAAAGAGTTAGTTATATCTCTGCCTTGGTTAGACAAATTAAATGAGGCAAGAGAGGCTGTATTAGTAGAGATGGCATTTCAAATGGGTATTGAGGGGTTATTGAAGTTTAAAGATACTCTTGCTAAAATAAAAGCTAGTGATTTTGAAGGTGCAGCAAGTAGTATGTTGTCAAGCCTATGGTCAAGGCAAACTCCAGGGAGAGCCAATCGAATGGCAAAACAAATGTTAACTGGTGAGTGGGTATTTCGCGACTAATGAATAATAAATATTCACAAGTACGAGAGATTGCAGAGGGAAGCTTTGAGTCCTTTATAAAACTAGTAGCCCCCCATCTTTTACTAGGAAGCATTCATTCTGAAATAATAGCTTGGTGGACTAGGGAGGAAAGAAAAGAAAATCAACTAGCCCTTCTTCCTAGAGGACATTTAAAAAGTAAACTAGTTGCTTATAGAGCAGCATGGGAGATAACTAAATTCCCAGAGGTGACTATTCTATATGTTTCCGCTACAGCAGACTTAGCGGAGAAGCAACTCTACCTAATAAAGAATATTTTAAATAGCCCTATCTATAGAAGATATTGGCCTGAGATGATTAAAGAAGAAGAGGGTAAGAGAGAGAAGTGGGCTGTTGCTGAGATAGCTGTAGACCATCCCCAGAGGGCTGAGGAGGGTATTAGAGACCCAACCGTAAAGGCTGTAGGGCTCACTTCTAATATTACAGGCTTCCATGCAGACATTGTAATCCTTGACGATATTGTAGTACCGGGAAATGCTTATACATCAGAGGGTAGAGATAGAGTAGCCTCTGCCTATTCTCAACTTGCATCTATTGAAAATCCAGGTGCTAGGGAATGGGTTGTTGGAACTAGATACCATCCCAATGATATTTATGATATTCTAATAAACATGAAAGAGTCCTTCTATGATGAAGTAGAGGGTATGGATGTAGAGGAAGAAGTATTTGAGGTATTCCAAAGAGTTGTAGAGATAAATGGTGAATTCTTATGGCCTAAACAAACAAGACAGGATGGTAAGAGTTTTGGATTTGACTCTAGGGAACTTGCAAGGATTAAAGCAAAGTATGTTGACAGCTCTCAGTTCTATAGTCAATATTATAATAATCCTAACAATAACTCAACAGCTAGAATAAACTCAGATAATTTTCAATACTATGAGAGGAGTCTTTTAAAGAATGAAGAGGGGGAGTGGTTCATTAAGGATAGGAAGCTTAATGTCTATGCCGCCATTGACTTCGCTTTTAGTGTTCGTAAGAAAGCAGACTACACTGCAATCGTAGTTGTTGGTGTAGACCACTTAGGTAACTTCTACATATTAGATATTGATAGATTTAAAACAGGAAGAATTATAGACTATTATAATCATATAGTTACAGTACAAGAAAAGTGGGGCTTCAGAAAAATTAGAGCTGAGGTTTCAGTAGCACAAAAAACGATTGTTTCCGAGCTTAAAGAAAGTTATATAAAACCAAATGGCATCCCTCTTTCTATAGATGAACACAATCCTACTAGGCATGAGGGTGATAAGGAAGAAAGGATATCATCTATACTAGAACCTAAATATGACAATTTACAGATTTGGCACTATAGAGGGGGGAATTGTCAGAGTTTAGAAGAGGAGCTTATTATGCTACACCCTCCTCATGATGATATAAAAGATGCTTTGGCTAACGCAATTAGTATAGCAATAATTCCTAGACAAAGGTATCAAACAATTATGAATGTAACTAACATATCATTTCATCCACGTTTTGGAGGAGTAAGATAAATGGCTGGGAAAGTGCTAAACCTAGATAATGAAATAAACCCTGATACTTTAGCTAGAGAACTTCTGGCTAAATATACCTCTTGGTTTAGTCAACTCAGTGTAAAACAGGCAGAGTGGAGAGAGCTAAGAAACTACTTATTTGCTACAGACACCTCTCATACTTCAAATAGCCACTTGGCTTGGAAGAATAAAACTACCCTACCAAAACTAACTCAAATTAGGGATAACCTACATGCTAATTATATGGATGCTATATTCCCGAATGATAACTGGTTAAAATGGGAAGGCTATGATAAGTCTTCTGTGACTAAAGATAAGAGACAGGCGATACAAACATATATGTCTAATAAACTAAGGGAGAGCGGGTTTAGAGAAACCATCTCAAAGTGTATTTATGATTATATTGATTATGGAAATGCTTTTGCTGAAAGTGTATGGGTCTCTGAGAGTCATAAAGACCCTATTACGGAAGAAGAGATAACAACTTACATAGGTCCAAAAGCAATAAGGATTTCTCCTTTTGACCATGTATTCAATCCTACGGCGGCCTCTTATTCAGAAAGCCCTAAGTTCACTAGGTACATGAAAAATATAGGAGAGTTAAAAAAAGATATTCTCACTCAGCCAAATTTAAACTATGAAGTTGCTGCTTTTAAGAAAGCAGTAGAGATGAGAGGGAAACTAAGTTCCATTAACTTAGAAGACTTAAATAAACAGGAGGCTTACTATGTAGATGGATTTGGTAGCCTAAGTGAGTATTATCAATCAGGTATGGTTGAGATAATAGAGTTTGAGGGTGACATCTATGATAGTGATACGGATACATTGCATGAGAATAGAATAGTAACTGTTATAGACAGGGCATATATTATTAGGGACATTCAAAATCCTAGTTGGTTTGGTGCATCTAATAAGACACATGTAGGATGGAGAGAAAGACCAGATAATCTATATGCTATGGGTCCTCTAGATAATCTAGTTGGATTACAATATAGACTAGACCACCTAGAAAATGCTAAGGCAGATGCTTTAGATTTAGCCATTCAACCTCCTTTAGTAATTAAAGGGGATGTAGAGCCCTTTGATTGGGGACCAAATGCAGAAATACACATACCAGAGGATGGTGGTGTAGATATGCTTGCCCCAAATGCAGCCGCTTTTCAGGTAAATAATGAAATCTCTTTTTTATTAAATCAAATGGAGGAGATGGCAGGAGCTCCTAAAGAGGCAATGGGTATTAGGAGTCCTGGAGAAAAAACTGCTTTTGAAGTTCAACAATTACAAAACTCGGCTGGAAGAATCTTTCAACATAAAACAAATCAATTTGAGATACAGTTTTTAGAACCACTAATAAATAATATGTTAGAACAAGCCAAAAGAAATCTAAACATTTCAGATGTTATTAGAGTTATGGATGATGATATTGGCGTTACCTCCTTCATTACAATTACAAAAGAGGATATAACTGCTAAAGGCAAATTAAGACCTATTGGTGCAAGGCATTTTGCCACACAAGCACAACTGTTACAAAACCTATTAGGGGTCTTTGGAAGCCCTGTAGGACAGATAATTGCCCCTCATGTATCAGCTAAAGAGTTAGCACACCTTGTAGAAGAGCATATGGGCTTTGAAAGGTTTGGATTTATGAAGGATAACATTGCTATCTTTGAACAGGCAGAGACACAAAAACTAATCAATACAGCAGGACAATCTGTAGATAGTCAGCAACAAATACCAGTAGAAGAAAATTTAATTTAAAAAAGACTTGACATTTGTTAAAAACTGTGATATAATAGAATATATGAAGAATTCTTTAAAAGATAAAGATGTAAATTATTCTAAAGAAGAAATATATCTTATACTTCATTCCTTCTTAAATGCTCAATTAGAGTTGTCTAGGAGGAAAGTAATAGATGAAAGTACCTTTGAAACACCTAACTGGGCTTTATACCAAGCATACCAAGCTGGTATACAAAAAGCCTTACTAAAAGTAAAAGAGTTTCTACCTGACAATGGAGAAAAAAATTGAGTGAAACAATCTTTGGAGAGACCCCTCCAGAAGCAGTAGTACCTCCTATCATAAATGAATCTACTATCCCACCAGAAGTTAATGAATTTGTAGGAGAGGGAAAGAAATATAAATCAGTTGACGATGCTTTAAGAAGTGTTCCACATTCTCAGAAGCACATTGCCACCCTTGAAGAAGAGTTACAGTTAGCTCGGAAAGAATTAGAAACACGGAGAACAACTGAGGAAATTCTAGACCAAATTAAGTCTGGCATTACACCTAATGAGACCCCTCAAGGAAGTGTCCTAGATAAAAATACTCTAGCAGCGTTAGTACAACAACAGCTATATCAATATGACAGTATAAAAGCCCAAAAGGTAAATACTGATAAAGTAGTCTCCACCTTCTCTTCTAAATATGGAGAAAAGGCAGAGGAAATGTATAAAAAAATTGCAGAAGAAAGTGGTTTATCTATAGACTCCTTAAATAAACTCTCCTCCTCCTCACCAAATGCTGTTTTTAAACTTGCTGGCTTAGAAGTAACAAAGAGTACATCTAGTGGCGTACAACACTCCACTGTGAACACGGAGGCTCTTCTTCAAGGAGGTCCTCAAGAACTCCCATCTGCTCGTATACCAAGAGGTGCTACTACTAAACAAGTAACACAGGCTTGGAGGAATGCAGGTGAGAAAGTAAAACAAAACCTCTCATAAGGAAATAAAATGTCACAACTTACAGGTAATACAACTGCTTTTATTGAAGCACAGCAATACTCCCAATTTATTCTAGACAACTTACATGATGCCCTTCTTCCAGAAGGTTTCTGGCGTGATGTGTCTGACTTTGATTCAGGTACTACTTTAAATATTAAAACGGTAGGTACAGTAGTTCTTCAAGATGCTCAAGAAGATGTTCCTTTAGTTTACAATCCTATTGATACAGGGACGATTTCCCTATCTATCACAAATTATGTAGGTGATGCTTGGCGAGTATCAGATGACCTACGTGAGGATGGCTCTCAGATTGAAACTCTAATGGGGATGCGTGGTGTTGAAAGTGTTCGTGCTTTTGGTGAATATCATGAGTCTCAATTCCTATCTGTAGCAAATGCAGGTCAAACAGGTGCAAATGTAAACCTAGTTAATGGTCGCCCACATCGTTGGGTTGCTGGTGGTGCTGGTGTAACTACTCGTATCATGTCAATGAGTGATTTAGTAGCAATGAAGTTAGCCTTTGATAAAGCAGGTGTTCCAGCAGCAGGCCGTATTGCTCTGGTAGACCCTATCGTAGAGGCCTCATTAAACAGTCTGACTAACATTGTTAATGTTTCAAATAATCCTATGTTTGAAGGCCTAGTAACTTCTGGCTTTGCGTCAAACCATAAGTTTATTCGTAACATCTTTGGTTTTGATATTTATACTACTAACTATCTCCCTGTAAAATCATCTACAGAAGCCCTTAATGCCTCTAGTTATGGTTTAGCAAATACCACTGCTCAAATTGGTGATGTAGCAAACGTCTTCATGTGTGTATCTGACGACTCTACTAAACCAGTTATGCACGCATGGCGTAGGCAACCAAAAACAGAGGGATGGCGAGACAATGAAAATCGTGCTGATAACTTCCAAGTTACATCCAGATTTGGTTTTGGATTGCAACGTGTTGATACACTAGGTGTTATTTTAACATCAGGTTCAGCTTACTAATTTTATAAGGAAACTAAAATGACTTTTGAAACTGATGCAAAACGAGGAGTTCTAAACAGCTATGGTGTTCGCACTACAAATGGTAAGTTTGGTGGACAAGTTGATGATGATGTAATTAAAACAGCTTCTTGGGTGTTCAATTATAATGACCTCCCAGTGAATGGTATTAATAACCTAGGTCTATCAATCCCTGCCTACTCTAAAGTGCTTAGTGCTCGTTTAGAAATTCTTACGGGGTTCACATCCACCTCTACAACTACTGACCTGACTATTGGCCTTCGTAGTGCTGCTGCTGTAGCAGAGGATATGGATGATGATGGTTTAGTAACGGCTGCTAATGCAACACAAACAACTATTGCCACACGAGGTAATCTGATAACAGGCACAGGTGCATTAGTTGGGGCAAATAGTGGTACAGTTGCAGGTGAGTTATATGTTGCTCCTACTGTTGCTGACCTTTTAACAGGTAAAGCACGATTAGTAGTTCAATATATTAAAGAAGGTGTTTAAACATAACCATAAGGCCTCTTAATAATGCCTAACCTTTATGGTTATCAGGGGAGGCTCAAAAGGCTTCCCCTTTTTATTTAGGATATATATGTCAATACAACATAAACTTATTCCAGAAGCTCACCTACACGAGGTTAAGGGAGCCTCCTTAGCCTCAGCAGGACAATACTTAGTTTCTGATGGCGTAGGTGGCACCACCTTCGTAACTAAAACTATAACATACAGTATTGTTCTTACTCCTGTTAGCGTTGCTGCAAACAGTATAGTAGAACAAACATTTACTTTAGCTAGTGTAATCTCTCTTACAGACACTATTATAGGTATTAAGAAAAACCCACAAACTGGGCTTGGTATTGTTGGAGAAAGAGTTGTTTCCGATGACCTAATAGGTATAACCTATATAAATAATACCGGTGCTCCTATTGTGCCTACAGTAGAGACCTATAAAATAGTAATATTGAGAGAATAATATGGCTAAAGAGACCCTCTTACAACTTACACAGAATATACTATCAGACATGGAGAGTGATGAGGTAAACTCTATAAATGACACAGTGGAGAGTTTACAAGTAGCCTCAGTTATCAGAGATACCTTCTTCAATATTATATCAGGCAGGGATTACCCACATACTAAGGCTCTCCTATCACTTGAGCCTAGTGGGGATGTAAATAGACCCTCTTATATGCACCTACCAGATAATGTAATAAATGTCTCCTCTGTAAGATATAATAAACGAAAACTCACTGACATTAGAGATAAATATGAAGAGGTGGACTATAAACTTCCGGAAGACTTTATTAAATTTGTTGATGGTAGAGATAGTTCTAGTGCAAGTATAGTAACTGTAGTAGACTTCTCTGGTGTAAGTTTGTACATAAAAAATAATACTCCTCCTACTTTCTATACAAGTTTTGATGATGAATGGCTAATTTTTGATAGCTATGATGCAGGCATAGATGACACTTTAAAACAAAGTAAAGTACAGTGTTTTGGAACAGAGATGCCTATCTTCTTATTGGAAGATTCCTTTGTTGCAGATATACCAATTCAACTCTTTCCTTATCTGAAGAATGAGGCAAAATCTACTTGCTTCTTAATACTAAAACAAATGCCTAATCAGAAAGCAGAACAGCACTCTATCACCCAAAGACGTAGAATGAGCCAAGAGGCTTGGAGACTTCAAAATGGAATTACAAGACCAGACTATGGTAGAAAAAGTAAAAAAAAGTAAGGACTTAGAAATAGTAAGAAAGGGTAATTCTTTATATTTAAGGTTTCAGGGTGGTGGTGAACTTCCAGAGTATTTAAAAGGGGTATACACCTCTTACCCTATAGCTATGAGAGATATAGAAAAATATAAAAGTTTAAAAGGTAAAGAATAAGATGCCAGTAGAGAGACAGTTTAATACTTTTATAAAAGGTCTCATCACAGAGGCATCTCCTCTAACCTTTCCAGAAAATGCTTCCATTGCAGAGGATAACTTTGTCCTAAATACTGATGGTACAAGGTCTCGTAGACTTGGAATAGACTATGAAATTGGATATGTATTAAAAAATACAGGTCTATCCCCAGCAGTATTAAAACAGAGTAGGGTAAGTTTTCATAGATGGGATACTCCAGGTGGGGACCCAAACCTATCTATTGGTATAATTAGAGTTGGTCCTAACTTATGGTTTATAGACCTATTGAAGGACTCTCCAAGCAGTAGCTTCCTGAATGAAGGGCTCCCTATGCCCTTACTTGGTCTAGGACAACTATCAGAAGTAGAGATGTCTCTTGTCAATAATTATTTAGTAGTTGTTAGTAGGGATTTAGACTCACCCATAATATTATCCTATGACCAGATAAGTGGTGAAATCTTTCAAGAAGAATCCCCCCTTCAAGTTAGGGATATATGGGGAGTAGATGATGGGCTTTCTGATAGTGAGAGACCTTCTACTCTATCTAGTACCCACCACTATAATCTTTTAAATCAAGGATGGAATACAAATATACAAGTAGCAGGTCTTACTACTATAGTGGTAGGTAATCCTATTCCTCCTCCTACTAAGACAACAGGACTTTCCACCTCATCATTGCTTCTTGGGGCTCTTTCTAATCCCCTCGTAGATAAAGCTAATAGACTTCAAAGTACCTTAAGAACTACAACTAAAACTGTACCAAATACTGCTACAGCAATACAGGATACAAAAGATAAACTAGGAGTATACCCTAGTAATAGTGACACTTGGATATTGGGGAAAACAAGTGACCCTAATAAAGCCGATTTTCAAAAATATGACCCAAACATCTTATTAAAGAATAGTCTAAGTAATGTCTTAGCTCCAAGGGCAGGTCTCATTATTAGTGCCTATGATAGGGGTACTAGTCGTAGAAATAGTACGGGATTACAAACATTACTACTAGATAAAGAATTAGGAAGAGTATCCACTATAGCTCCCTATTCCAGCAGACTCTTTTATTCTGGGGTGCACTCTCAATTACAAGGGGATGATAGTAAGTCCCCTAATTATAATAGCTATATATTCTTTTCTCAAATAGTTACATCCAAGGATAAAGTAAAAGCTTGCTATCAAGTGGCTGACCCAACATCCCCTGATATTAGTGATATAGTAGATACGGATGGGGGAACAATACAACTTCCAGAAGCTACAAATATTGTTAAACTAATACCCTCCCTTGGAAGTCTTTTAGTTATATCTGAGAATGGTGTCTGGGAAATCTATGGAGACACAGGGGGGTTTAAAGCTACCTCTTTTCAAGCATCTAAAGTTAGTTCTAGTGGAATAACAAATCCAAATACTGTTATAGAGGTTAATGGAACTGTTGTTGGTTGGGGTAACTCAGGAATACTCCTATTTACCTCTGACCAAGTTAGTGGTAGATTTAAGGCTGAGAATATTTCCCTTACTACAATTCAAACACTATATAACTCTATATCAGATTTAGCTAGAAGGAATGCAAAGGTCTTATATGATGAGAGGGAAAATACTATAAGGTGGCTGTATAATGACCTACCTACTTATAGTGTTGCCACTGGATTATCTTCATATAATAGAGAATTGATTTTAGACCTCAACCTAAAGGCCTTTTACCTTTCTTCAATACACTCCTCTACTTCTACAAATATACCTTACATCTCTAATTATGTAAATATGCCCAGTTTTACTACCTCCATTAGTGAAGACAAGGTAGTTGTTTTTGAAGGGGATGTTTTAGTAGATGATGACCCTGTTACTATCATATCATTGGACTTCTCTGGAGATACATCCCAATTTAAATTCTTAACGCTAGTTGACTCATCCTTCACCCTATCCTCTTATAGAGATGAGACTTTTAGAGACTGGAAGAGTAGTAATGGAATAGGGTATAATTATGAGAGCTACTTAATTACTGGATATGATATAGCACAAGATTTAATGAGGCAAAAAAGAGTCCCTTATATATTTACATACCTTACAAGAACAGAGACAGGTTTTGGGGTAGATTTACTTCCAATAAAACCCTCTTCTTGTTTCTTGCAAGCCCAATGGAATTGGAACAACAGCCCTGCTGGTGGTAAATGGGGTACACCATTTCAGACCTATAGACTTCCAAGGCATTATACTCCATCTGGAGTATTTGATGCTTTTGATACAGGAGAGAAAGTATTGGTTACTAAAAGTAAACTTAGGGGAAGTGGAAAATCAATTAGTTTAAAGTTTAGTTCTGAGGAAGGCAAAGACATTAAACTATTAGGTTGGGCATATCCATTTGGAGGGGATACCTCAGTATAATGGAAATACTATACAAAGAAGAACAAGGATATGTTGGTCTATATGAAGAGCCCCTACTTGGTTATGTTATGACTGTGGAGTTACATCAGTGGTCCGTTTCTGAATTTAAAAGATATTTACCTATCTGGGGTTCTATATTAAATGGACTAAAGGATAGAGGAATAAAGGAAGTATTTGGACTGTGTGAAGATGCCAAGAAAGCAAAATTTAATGAGGTATTTGGGTTCATTTTTACAGGGAAAGAGCTAATTTGTGAGGATGGAATAAATAGATATATAATGAGGTTAGCCTTATGTTAAAAACTTTAATTGATAGATTTAAAAGTATTACCTTTAGAGGGCTTTCTGCAAAAGATGGAATAGCTTTTTCCTCCTTTGGTAGAGGACAGAGAGGGGGTGCTGTGGCGGCTGTTGGTCTCGCTATATCTGCCTTTAGTACAATAAAGCAAATAGAGGCCTCTAATGATGCTGCTAAAGGGGCAAAGAGGCAATCGGAGGCTGCTAAGAAGGCTGAGGAAGCCCGCAGTAGACAATCCGAGGTAGAGGCACAGAGGCTTAGAATACAACAAGCTAGAGAGGGTAGAATTCGTAGGGCCCAAGTTATCTCCGCTACAGGAAATGAGGGTTTAGGATTTTCTGGGACAAGTGGAAGTGTTGGAGCTATATCCTCAATTACTTCTCAAATAGGCAGTAATATAGGATTTATAAATCAAAAACAGGGATTTGCTAATGAGATTAGTGGGTTTAATCTTGAGGCAGCAAATCAAGCTGGTAAGATTGCACAAGCTAATGCTAAGGGAGCATCTTTCCAAGCACTAGGTAATGTAGGAGACTCTATTTTTCAAAGTCAAGGGGGTTTTAAAACTCTATTTGGAGGAAACACTAATAAAGGGGCAGAGACTTAATGACACCAGAAATTCAACTAGAAGAGGATTTTACTCAACCAGAAGAAGTTGAGGTCTTTGCTATACCCGAATATCCTACAGATACTCCTCTCCCATCTAACAAAGCAGCCAGTGAGGATGCTTTTTACTCTGTATCTGCGGTTAGTCAAGACCCTCTTACAGACTTCTTAAAAGTTCAGGCTGACCTAAGAACTACAGGGAAGAGCTCATTAGTAGATGCAGCCAAAGCTAGATATGAGAAGGAGCAGGACATCTCTGCTAGAGCAGCTATTACAGATTTGATGAGTGACCCCTCCATATCAGACGGACAAAAACAAGCCTTATTAACAACTTATGTATCTGGGGGGTTCATTAAGAAAGACCTTAGAGATAGATATATGGAAAAGCAAGTGGTTCAAAGCAACGCTAAAACTTTGGATGATGATATTGCTCAAGATAATGTTGTATCTGATTTTGGGGATAGACTTGCAAGGATGAAGAAGAAGGAAAAAGAAGAGGCTAAACAAGGATTCTTTAGTGATGTAATAGATTATGCTAAAGCTGGTGGGGCAGTCTTTGCAGGATTAGCCTCCACAATACCTGCTGGATTAGTTGGTTTAGTTTCAATAGCGTCTGGAGATGATGTGGACGTGGCAGGTAAAAAAATATCTGATACTTCTGAGAAAGTGGTATCTGGATTAGCGTCTATATATTCTTTAGTTAAGGATAGAGACCCACAAAAAGCTGAAAGGATTATAGCTAAATCTGCCCCTATATTTAATGAGTTAGATGACACAGATGAGGGGGCTAGAAAAGCACAAGAGAAACTAGGTAATCTACTGAACCTTTTAGATATTCCAGCAGAGTTCATAGGAGATAAACTTCTAGACCTAACAGGCTCTCCTGGAGTAGCTACTGCTGGTAGAGTAATATTGGACCCCGTTAATCTATTTGGTATTTCTGCTTTTAAGGGAAGGCCTAAAATAAAAGCAGGTTCTCCTATAGATGCAACTATTATAACTAATAAACCAAATGCTGCGGAGCTAGCAAAGGCTGCATTGTTTGACGAGACAGGAAAAGTAGCAGAGGCTCTAGGAACATCAAAAGGTGTTATACTAGAAGAAATGGTATTACCAAAAATACCAGATGAAATCGTTAGGAGTAATCCAGATTTAACTAGGGCTTTAACGGACTTAGATAGAGCCCAAGACTACTCTTTTAATCTACATAGGTATGACCCTAACGTAAGGGATGTGGAGATTAGGCAACAAGATTTACAATCAATATTATCTGTTATAAACGAAACTGGTTCCCCCTATTTTCAACAGGCCAATAGTACAATAACCTCACCTGGAAATAATATTTTCGAGGGTACAGCAGTGTATGGAAGAAGTGCCACAGGTAACTATGTATCTAAAGAAGGGGCTGAGTTTGCCCTAACTAAAATGCAAAAGGCTTTGGACTCTTTATCGGGAGATTTAAAAGGGGAGCTTGATATTCTCCCAGTAGGAAAGGAATTCGTGATTAGGCACGCTTGGAGAAAAGAGTATCCACCTCTAAATGACTTAATTTTTGGAGCCAACTCTCTTCATACTACCTTTGCAGGGATTCCGATAAATAATTTAAAGCATACCCCATTAGGAAAGTGGATACTCTCTGTTGGTGTGTTCCCTAAATGGTTTGAGGCAGGGAAAGAGAGAAGCGTTGATAGGGGTCTTAAACAGGCTAATGACCTCTTGAAACCAATAAAACAAAACATTGCTAATACCCCCTATCGCTCTCAATTAAAATCCTTAGTAGACGAAGCAAACCAAACAGGGCAAGAGTGGTTTGACAGAAGTGAGATAAGTAGTAGATTTCCAGACCTATCTTCTAAACAAGTACAGGAGCTACAAAATACCCATGTATTTTGGAGAAGAGCCGCACAATTTGAATATCGTATATTAAATAATACGTACAGAGATGGACTTCAATTAAAAGGTACAAAATCTATCTATGATGGAGATGGAAACTTTGTTGCTGACGCAGTAGAGACTATTCAAACAAAGGAGCTTGCTGTTATAGAGGAGGTCTTTGACATGGCTAGTCAAACTCCTAGGATAGCAGGTAAGTATACTAAAGTGGAGGAAGGTATAAATAAAGGAAAAGTCTTTGATGAGGAAGGAAGGCAACTTGTTCTTCTTGACCAAAAGGTAACAGTTGGAGGAGAGGACTTTAACTATGGTTTACTAGACCCAACTCATAAGGTTGATACTCTAAGAGGACAGCCTCTACCTCGTATTTCTGGGTGGTCTCCTAGAGTGCATCTTAACCACTTCTTTATAGACTCAATACCAAAAACAAAGAGAGTTGATGGTATAGAAATTAAGGACCCTGATAAATTAAAGTCCTTTAGAAAAGCTCTAGCTGGTGCAAAGACATCTTTTGAGGCAGAAAATATTGCATCCAATTTAAGAGCAAAACATCCTGAACTAGATATAGTTGTAAGGGCTGATAGATTGGACACATACCAAGCCATTGTAGAGGATTATCAGACATCTGCTGACTTATATGCAGATGCACGCAGGAGAGGAGACCTTATAGAAAATACTACACTACAGGACCCTCTACAATCCCTCATCAATACGGCAAAAGCTGTAAGTAATAGGAATGTTGCTTCTGCTTGGGAACAAGATGTTAGGATAGCCTTTGTAAAAAGCTATGGAAAGTTCTTAGAAAAAGGAGAGTTTCC